CCGGACGGACGGCGGATCCGCACCTGATGCCCGGAGTCAACCCCGGAGGGGCCCGGTGGTGCACAGATCACGGGGTTGGCCGTGGTGGGCGGCCAGGAGGGCGCATGGAGTGCACCGCGAATCGCCGCGGGTGGGAGAAGAAGGGACTGGAAGACCCGAGGTGTCACAAGTCTGCAGTCCGCGGAACAGACAAGTGTTACCAACACGGAGGCATGGGGAGAGGCATGACGAAACAAGTACAGCTACTCAAAGGCGAAGCTCAGATCTCGGCATGGAACGCGATGGGGCGGCCAGCGGAGAACGTGACCTCCGACCCCGGTCTCATCGCCATGTCCCTGCTGCAGATGTCCTACCTGCGGGTCGCCGCCTACAGCGACATGCTTCGGAGGCAGGTGCAGGCCGAACGCGCTGAGGCTGCTGCGGGCGGGGTAGGCGTAGCCGAAGACGGCCCTGCCGCCGGCATGAGAGTCGACGGACTGATCGGCCACAAGCTGGCCGCGACCAACGCTGGCGAGATCTACGAAACCAGCGAAGAGGTTCGCGCGTTGGTCATGCTGGAGTCCCAGGAGCGCGATCGGGCGATGGAGTTCGCCGTCAAGTGCCACAAGATGGGCATCAGTGAGCGGCTCACCGGTCTGGCTGAACAGTGGGGTGACGTGGTCGCGGGCCGGGTCGCCGAGATGCTGCTCCAGCTCAATCTCACGCCTGCTCAGCAGAAGCAGGTGCCCATGCTCGTGCAGTCCTACCTCGGCTCCATCGACGTGCCGGGCATCGGAACGCCGATGGGGACAGAGCGCCGGTGAAAATGCGGCCGTGCGGCGCGTGCGCTGCCTACGTGAGCGCGGCCGAAGGCTGCGAACATTGGAGGCCGACGAGTGGCCCACGGCCGTTGAGTACCGCTGAACGCTCGGCCAGGTACAGGGCACGGCGCGCCGGGAAGCCAGAGCCGCAGTCGGCCCGTGAGCGCGACCGGGCGGCCAGAGAAAGAGCACGGGAAGCCGTTGAGGAACTCATGCGCGTGATGACCCGACGTTACACAGGATGAGGGATCGCGCGTGAAGATCGACATCGCGGGCAAGGTGCTCTCGCGGTCCCGGCTCGGGCGCTGGTGGGCGTCGCCGGCAACGTGGGCAGACGAAGTGCTCGGCGCGGATCTCGCTCCGTATCAACGTGAGGTGCTCGACGCGCTACCCGAGAAGAAGCGAGTGGCACTGCGGGGCCCTCACGGGCTCGGGAAGTCGTTTCAGGGCGCGTTACTGGTGCTGTGGTTCGCGACGACCCGTGATCTGGCCGGCAAGGACTGGAAGGTCATCACAACCGCTTCGGCGTGGCGACACCTTGAGGTGTACCTCTGGCCGGAGATTCACAAGTGGGCGCGTCAGATCGACTTTCAGGTACTCGGGCGTGAACCGTTCAAAGGCGGACGGGATCTGCTCGCGCTCAATCTCAAGCTGAACTACGGCGCCGCTACCCCGGTCGCCTCGAATCAGCCGGAGCGCATCGAGGGCGCGCACGCGCGCGAACTGCTGTACCTGCTCGATGAGGCGAAGATCGTTCCGCCGGAGACATGGGACTCGATCGAGGGTGCGTTCAGTAACGCCGGCCCTGATACCAATGACAACGCGTACGCGTTCGCGATGAGCACGCCGGGCCCCCCTTCTGGCCGGTTCTATGACATTCATCGGCGCGCCCCGGGGTATGAGGACTGGTGGGTACGGCACGTCAAGATCGAAGAGGCGATCAAGGCGGGACGGATCTCACGGTCGTGGGTCGATCAGCGGCGGCTGCAGTGGGGCGCGGAGAGCGCGATCTATCACAACCGCGTGCTCGGCGAGTTTCACGCATCCGACGAGGACAGCGTGATCCCGCTGGCGTGGCTGGAGGCGGCGATCGAGCGTTGGGAGGAGTGGGATCGCGCGGGGCGGCCAGAGATAGGGCGGCCAGAGAAGCGCTGGACGGGGATCGACGTCGGGCGGGGTGGCGACGAGACGATCTTCGCGCACCGGGACGGGCACGTCATCACGCTGACCGGAAACCGGGTACGCGACACGATGAGTGTGGTGGGCCTGGCGCAAGGGTTCGACGGCCGCGCGATCGTCGACGTGATCGGAGTCGGCGCCGGGGTGTACGACCGGCTGAGGGAAGCGGGGACACGGCCGCTGGCGTATGCCGGCTCCGGCAGGGCCTCGGCCAGGGACAGGTCCGGCAAGTACGGGTTTTTCAATTTCCGGTCACAGAGCTATTGGCTGCTACGCGAGATGCTCGATCCGACGTATGAGCCGACACTGTGCCTGCCGCCGGACGACCTGATGATCAGTGACCTGACCACGCCACGTTGGGAGATCACCAGCGGCGCCCCGCCGAAGATCAAGATCGAGACGAAGGAGAAGGTCGTCGAACGTCTGGGGCGATCCTCGGACCGGGGCGATGCCGTGGTGATGTCCCTGGCCGCAGACCGGCACCGGGGGGACGGGGCGAACTTCGCCGAGCCGCAAGGCTTCATGCCGGTGACGTCGGTCGGTGCGTTCGGGCGACGGTGACTCCGGAGCCTGCTCTCTATGGGTGAGCAGGCTCCGGGCTTGATTGTCAGTTGTCGCGGAAGTTGAGCGCGGCGAAGAGGTCTTCCTCCGACGGGAGCCGCTTCCACGCACGCTCGCCTACGCCGTACTTCACCAGTGCCCGCAGCGTCCCGCTGACGCCCTTGGGCGTGGCATACGAAACGGCGACCGGGCCGACGTTGGTCGCTTCCATCTTCACGACGAACCACCCGGCATCCGCGTATTGCTGCATCGGTCGTGTGCCGCCCTGACTGGCCGCTTGACTGACGAGGATGCCCAGTTCCCGCAAGCGCGCGACGAGGCGCGTGCGACCCCCGCCGAGCGCTTGCGCCAGTTCGGCCAGAGAGCAGGTGCCTGCCGAATCCATGTACGTCTGCCACTCGGTCACCGCAGGGCGTGTCTTCTCGATGTAGACCTGAGCCTCAAGAGCGAGCTTCTCGGCCTTCATCTTCTCCTCAACGGCATCCGCGTACTGCCGGAGCGCGCGAGGTAGGTCCATCTCGTCGATGTACATCCCAGTCTTGCGAATCTGCGGGATCACATCGCTGGTGACCCAGCGGCGGAAGCGTTTAGCTGCTGGCTTCCTACTGTCAAAGATCGCGTCATACAGCCCGGACTCATTAACCAGCAAAAGGAGAATGTCCGGTTCTCCCGGATTGCCGGGTACCGGTTTTGAAAACCGGTCCTCACTGTCGATGCGTCGCGCGGCAACGTGCGGGTTGGCAATCTCCAGCGTCCGACACACGTCGTCGAAGGCGAACCACGCCTTGTCGTCGATCGTGAACGTTCGGATGTTGTGCCCCTCGAAACTGAAGGGCTGCATGTCTGTCATGTCACTAATCTTAGCAAAGGTCAATTAGTGACGTTGCTAGTTCGTCACGACACGCACCTCTGCTCCCCGCCTCATACTTCAGGGCGGAGACGCGCAGAGAGCGCGCCGGACGCTCTGACCTGCGGGAACCACTCCGGAACCACGTGGTTCCCGATGGTTCCCAAGATCCCGGAACCACGCGAGACTCGGCCAGAAGAAACCCCAGGTCAGCGGTGGTTTCGATGGTTCCCAAGATCCCGGAACCATGATCTTGATCAGACAGAGAAATCCCAGGTCAGGAGCTATATTTTTGGTTCCCGGAACCATCGGGAACCATCGGGAACCACGTGGTTCCGGAGTGGTTCCCGGATTTGGTTCCCGCCCCCCTCCCTAGTGAAACGGGAGGGGCAGGGGAACCGAGTCCGGACACTTGCCCTGAGGAACGGGGCACACTGAGGGGCGGAGGTGCGTCATGGTCAGTGCCGCCGGAGGGCGCAAAGGTTTTGTGTACCGCTCAAGACACCGCGCGTATAGAGCGTTGCGGCGCAAGGGGCTGAGCAAGAAGGTTGCCGCGATGATCTCCAACGCTGGCCGCTCGATGGCCGCCCGGAGGCGTATGGCACGCAAGGCGGCCAGGACAAGGCGCCGTAGGGGGCGCTGAGCGCTCTTCTGGCCGATCGATGCTGGTAGGGGCTTGATCGCATACACTCGTGTCCAACCCTACGGGAAAGGGGGACACGAGTGACGAGTACGGGAACAAGTTGGGTATTGGTGCCGAGCCTTGGCGCGTTGCGTGCGGAGCTGAATCAGCTTGCGCCGAACCGGGACAAGACCTCGGACGGGACGATCGGCGACACGGCGCATCAGAGGCACGTGAGCGATCACAACGACGACGAGGTGGGCAACGTCCCGATCCGGGACGCTGACGCGAAGCACGAAGTGCATGCGATCGATCTCGACGCGGATCTGCGTGAGCCTGGCCTGACGATGCCGATGATCGTCCGGCATGTGCTTGCGCGGTGTCGCAGCGGCCAGGAGAAACGGCTGCGGTACATCATCTTCGATCGCAAGATCTACGAGGCGTCGAACAGTTGGCGGGAGCGCGACTACACGGGCGACTCGCCGCACACCGAGCACGCGCACTTCAGCGCGTCATATGAGACGAAGAGGGAGGCCTCGGAGGTCTCCTGGGGACTTGAGGAGATCGAAGTGGCGATGACGGCGGCAGACAAGACCTGGATCAAGGGCGTGATCGCCAGCGAGGTGACCAAGGCGGTAGCGGCGAGCGTGAGCAACGTGCCGGCGGCCAGTGCAAACGCTGTGCTCAGCGCACGGATCAACGACAAGGCCAATGCTGGCCGCACCGTCGGGGACGTGCTGCGCGACCTCGCGAAGCTGCGTGGTGTGCTGGTCGGGGACGTCGCGGACACGCAGAACGCCGCGATCCCCTCGACCTCACCGCTGGTTCTCCTGGCCGAGCGAGTCAAGTCGCTGTTCATCGCCTCGCAGAACGCCGGGGCGAAGTCGTGAGCACGGGGCTGCTCGGGGGTGTGTTCTGGCGGGAGGCGCTCGACCGGGCAGCCAAGTCGGCCGCTCAGGCATTGCTGATCACGCTGGGCGGCGATGCCGCTTTCGACGTGTTCTCGGTGGATTGGCGGGTGATCGTGGGAGTGAGCGGCGGGGCGGCAGTGTTGTCGTTGCTGACGTCGATCGCCTCGGCACCGTTCGGCCAGAAAGGCACGGCTAGCGTGCTGTAGGGGAGGGGCGCCGTAGGCGGGACGGCCGAGAGGGTCGGGAACGGAGGGGCGATGAAACGCAAGCTCTGGGTGATCTCGTTTCTCTTGATCACTGCGGCAACGTTGGGGATGGAATGCTGGGCGGCATGGGACGGCGATGCGGACACGGTGCCTTGGACCGAACTCATCGTTTCGTACGTTTCGCCCGAAGTCGCGGCGGCCGTATTCGGCGCCTTGATCTTGTGGTTGCCTCTACACTTCGGGGTGCGGTATCTGCGTAAGCGCCGCAAGAGTTGAGCCTTCCCCTACCTCTCCGGCCGGTCCCGGGAACGTTGAGACTGCGAGGGTGTGCAGTCTGACCGGTCGTGTTGTTTCGTTCACCGTCCCCGGGACGAGAAGCGAAGGAGCACCGTCATGGCTGACACGAGCCTCACCGACCTCGTCAACGCGGTTGTCGCCCTGATCGGCGCGATCACCGCCCTGATCGTGGCGCTGGCCGGAGTCGTCAACCCGCCTCCGGCTCCGTAAGCGGTAGGTAGCACAGGACCCCGGTACCGATGCGGTACCGGGGTCCTGTGTGCGACCCGGGGCCTTCCCGTGGACCGGGTCGGCCAGAAGAATACCAGGTCAGCGCCGACGCGCTAGCGTCGATTCAGCACTGATGTGGACTACTTCGGTGACTCCTTGATCTTCTTACCGTCGGGGGTGCGGAAGATCAGTTTCAGGGCGGCCAGAAGAGGGCCTGATGCGTTCGACCGGCCGTCGCCGGTGTACGGGTGTGGGCGGGCTGACGGGGTGAACCAACGCTTACTGCTCTTGCCGGACTCGTTGCCGAGGTAACGGGTCTTCTTCGTCACGATCAGAACCCCCCCTGATACCTGGTCAGTTCGGCTACGGCGTGATGCGTGAGGTTCAAGACCTCGCCGAGCATCTCGCCGATCAGGGCAACGGCCTCAGTTGCGTTGCGGCCGGACTCCGTCGGGGCAGGGTCGCCCACGGCCAGAACAACTCCACCCAGGGCCTCCTGCTGCTTCTCAGCGGCGGCGAGAAGGCGGTTTTTCAGGGCGTCGACTTCGGCGATGGCGATAGCGACGACTTCAGCGTGCGCCTCCCAACTCATGCGTTGGCCCCGGTCAGGCGGAACTCGCCCGTGATGTCGTGCGCGTGAGAGGGATACGCGATGACCGCGGGTCGGACGTCAAGGATCAAGGCCTCACCGAGGACACGACGGCTCTCGCTATGAATCGGCCCCTGCAGCCAGCGCGCCGGCAACTCGAACACCTCGGTCGGAGGCTCAGTGAAGTCGAGCGGCTGAGCAGGGTGAACGGTGTCGAGCGGCTGAGCGGTGTCGATGACCTCGGTCGGGGGCTCGGTGTCGGGGACGTGAGCGCCGTCGGGACCGGGGATGACGGGGACACGCTCACTCATGAAGGCGCCATCCTCGTAGACGTAGCGGTGTCTGCCGACGTACTCCCCCTCCTGCCCTTGCTCCTGCTCGGGGCGTTCGGTCAGGAAGATGTCCGTTCCTATCTGCTGTTCGCCCTGCTCGGAGGTGCTACGCCCTTTGAGGATGTTGCGGAAGATTTCGAAGATCGTCACGTTGTTCCCCTTCACGCCCTGTACTGCTCCACTGCGGTGACACGTTACATGCATCTTCGCTAAGTTGCTAGCCCCGAGGCCTGCCTCAGATGCGGTATTCGCTGCGGTGCTCATTCTGGCCGCCCGTGGCGAAGTGAGGGAAGGTGCCCCCCGGGGAGCCGGGGGGCGGTGCGGCAGGGCGTCAATCCCTCGTCAGTCCGCCCGGGTAGCCATCCTCGGTGACCTCCGGGGCGGCATGTGCGCCGCGTTGCTGTTCTTGCGGCACCCACGTCAGTTGCACGCCCAGCCCGCTGAGACGGCTCAGGGCGGCCGTGACGGCCTCGGGGTACACCCCGATGTGCATCAAGACTTCAGCGGCCTCGGTCTCGCTGAGGGGCTCGGGAGCGCGCAAGAGGGGCTTCAGCTCGGCTAGCAGGGAAGCGGCCAGGGAGGGGCCGTCGAAGGTGATGGAGCCGCTCACTTGATTCTTCATGCTTGCCAACTTAGCGAGCATCGTCGTATAGTTCAACTCAGCGGCGGGCCGCATCAGTTCGGCCAGAAGAAACCCGACCGGGACCTCAGGGGGCACTCATGATCACGATCAGCGCAGACGCATCTACCGCACTGCTCAGCGCGGAGGCGCCCCGGGAGGGTGCTCGGCTGACCGGGGCGATCAGCGAGACGGTGTACGCGGAGCTGAGCCGGGTCGGGCTGATCGGCCAGGGCAGGGGCCTGACGAGGCGCGGCGTGATCATGCGGGACAAGTTGCGTGAGGCGCTGTACGCGGACTCGTTCTGATCGGTGAGGGCGGGGTGACGAGGGCGAGGGACAGGCTTCCGGGACTCCCGGAAGCCTGTCCCGGAAGCCGGGGGAGTGCAGGTCAGGGGCTTGTGGAGATGATCAAGGTATGAGGCGTTGAAGGGGTGGCTGTGACACGGACGGCGATGCGGTTGATCGGGCTGTCGGGGATGGCGCTGTCGTGTGTGCTGATCTTCGCGGATCCGCGGGGGATGACGGCGTACGTCATTGCGTATGCGGTTTTCGCAGGGCTCGCCGTGGCCGGACAGGGTGATGGGCCTCAGGAAGCCTCCCAATTGTCTCCAGGAAGCCGAAACTCTGCAGGTCAGAGGCTTGAGGCGGATCTTGAAGAAGATGGCCTCGTGATCGATGAGTCTCGATGGCGGAACACCGGGAAGTGGCGCCGCGGGGACGATATCGAGCTGGTTCGGTGGGATCCGGTGATAGGTGCCTACTTCCTCAACGGCAACGTTTGGATGGACGTAGGGGCGCTGGCGATGCACGTGATCGATCTGGAGAACAGGGGCTACGTGCCGGACTCGGATGCGCACACCGCGGCCATCCGTGAAGCGTTGGCAGTGGATAGCTGGGGGGAGATGTTCAGTGACGAATCAGCAGGGTAAGGCGCTTGTCGAGGCGTTTCAGGCCGATCAGTGGGCGATCTTCGTGCATGACATGAAGTTCTCAGTGCGGCCAGGGTGTGAGGGCAGTGAGCCGGCGTGCCGGTGCTACCGGTGCGGGGTGCTGCTGACGGCCAGGGAGGTACGGGAAGACAGGGGCGCAT